CAACCTTGGCCCGAAGCGGGAGATAATCCCGCATGGGGGCGACCCACGGGCCCATCTTATCATCAACGGATCCCGGGAGAAAGCCGTGCTGTTCATCAACCGACACGGCCGGGCGGGTGATAATCACGCGGTCGTGACGCTTGCTCAGGGCGGCCGCTTTGCACGCCATCATCGTCTTACCGGTGCCCGCCGGGCCATGTGCCACGATAATCGGGACGCGGATGTTCTCCAGCAGAGCTTGATAGATGCGGTGGCTCATTAATTTTAGTACGAGTCACCCTTTTAACTCATCGCCCCTTTGACCGTATCTGCTGTGCCGTCTTCTGGAGGTTCGCGAGACTCGAGAAAAAATCATCGGCCGTATCGCTCTCCACGTGTGCTGGGGGTCGGGGGGCGGGCCTGGAGCGCGCAGCCTGCCAGGTCACGATAAACTGACCAGCCTCGAGACCCTGGCTGACGCTGTACCCGGACTTGACGAGCTGCCTACGCATATATTCCAACGCCTCTTCAAATGGATACATCGGGAACCCGATGACGAACGGAGGGACGAGTAGGGTGGCGTATCCCTCTCTCCGCTCGGACGCTGCTCGAATCTTTTTAGAAAATTGTTCAAGAATAATTTTATAAGTTTCTTTTCTAAGATTCCTGCGGGCCTGTTCTTTTTGTGCAATTTCAGATGCACTGATCATTACTATAATTAAAACTGTACTTCTTTGCCTGGGAGCTGACGCGACGCGGCGAGTATGCTCGTGAGCTGTTCATTCAGAGACTTATTTATATCATCATATGTCTGGTACTTGTCAGGGGCGTATGACTGGAAGGGGCCGCCGCGATCCGGCGAGCTCGAGCTCGTCTTTGAGATAATCTGCACGCCACCCGCCGGTGACACTCCGGCGGTCACGTCGTACTGGACGCCGAAGAATCCACGGGTGTCCAGGAACAATATGCGAGCGTCATAGGTTATGCCACTCTGTGCACCAGCCTTTGGCGTGATATATATGGTTTCGACGGGCTGCAGCCAGGGCTCCTTCTTCTGCAGAGCCTCGATGATAACCTGAATGACATTGGGCGGTACAGGTGGCGCCGATGGCTCTTCGTAATTCGTCACGGAATTATTGTTCATGAACAAGACGCCGAGGATCGCAGCCACCGCCCCCAGAATCACAATGTCCATCTTCATTTACTGGATGCGTTTAAAAAAAATGAACAAAAGAAAAGCGGGTATTAGAATGGCCCTCTTGGTCTTCAGCGACAAGTGTAATTATTCTCTTGATGTTTTGAATTTTATAAAACAGAACCCGAGTCTCGGTCAGATGCTCCGATACCACAACGTGACCACTCAGGGGAGACCAAAGACCGAGAAGGTGACGCGCGTGCCCACCCTCATAACGGGGGATGGCCAGGTTCTCGTCGGTGCAGAGGTTACGAATTGGTTGGAGTCTATGGTCCCGTCGGAGATTGAGATGTGGGACGGGTCTGGGGTTTTTTCCGCGTCCCTCGATGGCGGCGACGGCGGGCCTGACATGTTCAGCCTGGATGCATACGGGACATCCATGCAGCCCATGCTCACGGCTGAACTGAAAGACAAAATTAATAAAGATCCGAAAGAAGCTTACCAACTAAAGAGTTCGGCCAAGTGAGACCTAATGCACCTGAAGACCATTCAGGCATCCGCTATTAAAGGAATCTTTGAGGTTTTAAAGGACATCATCAATGATGTGAATGTTTACTTTACGCCGACGGGTGTGAAGGTTCTCACGCTAGACACGGCCCGCGTGACGCTTGTTCACATGTTTCTTTCGGCTGAAAACTTTGAGGAGTATACGTGCCCGGCGGATATTGCAGCTGGCCTCAACATGGCCAATACGTACAAGTTGCTCAAGTCGGTCGGCCCGTCGGACACCCTCACCATGCGGATCAAGGACACCGACTCGCTCGAGTGCGTGATTGAGAACGCCGCCAAGAAATCAAAGACGAGTTTCAAGCTGAAACTGCTGGATATTAACGAGGACATCCTTGACGTGCCCGACATTTGCATGGACGTCATCACGACCATGCCGAGTATCGACTTCCAACGCATCGCGCGGGACATGGGTAATCTGGCCAATGACATGACTATCACGCGCCTCGGCACGAAACTGGAGCTTTCGTGTCGCGGGGACTTTGCGGATCAAGAGACGGTTCTCGAGTTTTCGGACGACGTGGCGACGCGGACGAGTGCGACGTATAATCTCAAGTACATAAATCTCTTCACGAAGGCGACGGGTTTGTGCTCGAGCGTTCAGCTCATGCAGGACTCGAGTGACGATCAAATGCCTATCGTATTTAGGTATGGTATCGCCAACCTCGGTGACGTCAAGTTCTACCTGGCGCCACGGGTGGACTGAACGCCACTCTGACCACTCCTTCTTCTTTCAAAAAGAATTTTTTAAAAATTTTAATTTTAAAACTAAATCCAGTAGAGTTGAATCCCCATGCCACCGTGATGACCGGCCACATGGGGGTCCATGCCGATCCCACCAACCACGAGGGGCCATCGAGTCTTTTCATGTCAGCCGTGACGTCACGGCCGCTCGGCTCGACCCAGGCCCTCGTGATTGGCATGCGCATCGTGTGCCCCCGCGGCGGCCACGACGTCCCGAGGTGCGTGTGAACCTTTCCCCCCAATAGGTACCTCGTGACCCGGCGCGTCCCATCCGTCACGTGATCCACCTCTGTCAATACTCGATCTTCAATTTTAAAAATATTTTTAATTTTAAAATTTTTCGGATAGAAGAAGTACACGAGGTCCATATAAAAGTTTCGCATAATATTTCTATAATGGAGGCGCGGTTCAATGAAAAGGTGCGTGAATTCCAAGAGTTGATTGCTGCGAGCCCCTCCCGTGCGAGCGCCATCGAGCTGGACATGTACGAGTACATGGCGCGCACGGCCCCCTTTATCCGTGAGTATCACCAAGAGTCGACCGCCGCGTCGAGCACCAAGACTGTGGCAAATATCAAAATATCTTCAAGAAAAGGTGTTCAGAGGCAGGATATATACAATGCGTATCTGGCCGACGTGGAGGAGGTTCACGGCCAGGCCAAGACCACCGACAAGTACCGCAAGCCCTGCCCCAACTGCGGGGCGAGTTTTTCTTTTAATTTTGATGAAGCTCAAAGCGAGGATTCGTGCATGGAGTGCGGGTATGTAGAGTACGTGCAGGGCGAGGAGGTGGGCTTCAAAGAGGAGCAGGAGATGGAGAAGAATATCGTATATTCATACAAGCGCGAGAACCATTTCAACGAGTGGGTCTCGCAGTTCCAGGCCAAGGAGTCGACCAGCGTCCCCCCCGAGGTCATCGAGCAACTCAGATCTGAATTTAAAAAACAAAAAATAAAAGAACTTTCTGAAATTACTCACGAAAAAGTAAAGGGGTTGCTCAAGAAACTGGACAAGTCAAAATATTACGAGCACGTGCCCTACATCACGACGATTCTCAACGGGATTCAGCCCCCTACAATGAGTCAGACGCTTGAGGACAAGCTGAGACTCATGTTCCACCAGATCCAGAAACCCTTTGAGAAACATCGGCCCAAAGACCGTAAAAACTTTTTGAGTTATTCTTATACACTTTATAAATTTTGTGAATTGCTCGGAGAGGATGATTTCCTCCCGTGCTTCCCTCTCCTGAAATCAAAAGAAAAACTTTACAAACAAGATGAAATTTGGAAGGGCATATGTCAAGAGCTGCGCTGGCAATTTATAAAAACCGTCTAGTGACTCTTGCGGCCGCTCAGGTTCATGAGTGCAATGCCCGCCTGTCTATTGGCGGCGGTTATGTTGCGTTTCGCGCCCGCCGCGTTGGCCAGCGCCTTCTTTTCGGCCCGATGCGCGAGGGCAATGTACTCGCGCTTCTCCCGGGAGGAAAGGGGCGCCGCGGTGCGCTTCACCTTGTTGATGAGGTTGCGGATGCGGCGCTCTTCGTTCGCAACCACGCGTTGGTTGATGGCGGCGAGATTCAGGCGGACTTTTTGTTGCATCGCCATGCGAGACGCGTTGTTCTTGGCGGCCCGGCCCGCCGCGCGCCGTGTGCGGAATCCCCGCATGGCTGTGTGCGCCGAGCGCGCCGCCGCGCCAACGCGAGCTCCGGCCGCCTTCACGCGGGCGAGGGACCGACGCATCGTGCCAACTACGGCGTTTTTCGCGCGTTTTACGTACCCGCGAACCACGATGAGACCATCGCGAACCGTGCGAATCTTGCGCTCGGCGTAGTTCTGGATCGCCACCACGCGCTCCAGGATCGCACTGCGGGCGGCGGATGGCAGAGCATACAGCGCCCGGAATACTTTAAGGAGGGCATTGAAAAACTTGATCGCGCCCGCCTGGCCATAGGGGGCCCCGGCGCGCAGGAGGACGAGAAGACCGCGGCACGCGGAGCCGAGAACCACGCCGATCGGGCCGGCGTAAATCTTCTCGGTGATGACGAGCACGAGAATAACCACAAATGCCCAGAACGACCCCTTGACATATGGGGTTATTTGCTGGATGAACCCGGCGAGTTCTGTCGATATCTGCGCGGCAATTGCCGTTATAGCCGCAGCCGAAGCGGTATTCATGCCACCGGCCGGCATCTGGATCGTCACGGGGGCTGCCGCCGCGCCGTGCACGACATCACGAAGTCCCTGAAATACCGCACCACCAAAACCACGGGCCGCCTGGCCGAGGATAATCGCGCCACCCGCCTGCCCACCAGGAATCATAGCCATTTATATTTGTAAATATTTTTACTTTGTCAGGGACGTCTTGAACTTGGACGCGTACTTGGCGCGGATCCACTTGGCGTCGGCGCGGTAGATGCGCGACGCGCGGGGCAGGGTGCGTTTCGTCAGGGTCCCGATGGCTTGGAGGCGGCGGAAGACGGTCAGAGGCACCTCTTTGCCCTTGCTAATCGCCTTGCTCAGAGACTTGTGGCGATTCGTCTTGGCCTCGACTGGGTGATATCCGTAGGACGT